AAAAAGAACACTGGCGTTTGGAGTCTGGATGCTGATTACCTTAATGCAGAATTAGCTAGTTTAGCTTTAGATATAGATGCCACTTATGGCACTACATACCTAAGAGAATTTACATCATTTCCATCAGCTACTTTTGGATCAGGCTCTGGTGGTCAAGGTAAAATTGATTCGACTTTTATAATTGATATGAGTTTTAGTACAACTGATACTGGATGTATTTTAGACCAAGGAGGTAATGCTAACGGGACATATGTAGGTATGTTGTCTGGAGGCAATCTTAGGTTGGCTGTTTCTGGTGCAGTATCAGGTGTATCTAATGAAATATCTGCTACAACAACAGATATGTCTGTTTATGCTGGTGTAGCTGGTCAGCTTATTGTTACTATAGATTATCAAAACCATATTCAATGTTGGTGGAACGATAGCATTAACGGAATTAATCAAATAATTTCTGTAGATTTTAATGGTGACGGTGATTGGGCAGGTACTAATTCCGCACAAGTAGGTCAAGGAAGTAATGTAACTAATGGTGAAAGTGAAGCAGCTTTTACAGGTACAATAACTAGGTATCGAGAAATTACAACTTATGTTGACACAAGTAACTTTATTGCTTCTGGTGCTTTACCATTTAATTTAGGTCTATCATCTTGGTATGATGCTACTGATATTACAACTTTGTTTACAGATGCCGCTAAGACTACTGCCGTAACAACAAACGGCGACAGAGTTGGTTGCTGGGCTGATAAAAGTATTAATGGTTACGATATGACGCAGACAACCAGTAGTAAACGTCCAACTTATGACACCACTACAATGACACAAAATAGTTTAAGTTTTTCGGGTACAACTGGTACATCAGATTCATTACAAAATTCTACAAGTAAATCTACTTACAATTTATTTGCAGTGGTACAGTCGTCTGCTGCCGCAAGCAAAGTTTTATTTGGGTTTGATATTGCAGATAGTAAATATATACATTACGACGATGGAAATATTGTATACAACGCCCCACCAGACAAATCGTACAATTCTGTCTCAAATAGTTATGATGGTTTGGGAGATGGAAACCCACACATATTAACAATTGATTTACTAAATTTTGTGCAAAGAGATTTTATACAATACTTACAGGCTTCTCCCTCTCAGACTGACGGAACAACTTCTGGAACGTATATTGGCAGACGACATAACAGTTCGGGTGAAGAAGAGTTTGAAGGTAACATTGTAGAGCTATTATCTTATAACCGTAAGCTGACTTCTTCAGAGATTGCACAAGTAGAAGATTATTTAAATAACAAGCACAGTCTTGGTTTAACAAGGTAGTAAAGGGGTATCAATTTAATGAGAAATGGTGGCCTAATAACTAAAACAATAAACACTCCTATAATTACTTCAGCTAGTGGTGTTTGGAATTTACAAGAGCAATATGAAGCAGAGACTAATGAGACTTGGCCTAAGTTTCAGACTTTACCAGAAATTGCTAGTGGATTATCATCTTGGTATGATGCAACTGACATTTCAACTTTATACACAGACACATCTAAAACTACAAATGTAACATCAAATAATGACACGGTACAACTGTGGGCTGATAAAAGTGGTAACGGTTATGATATGCTTGGGTATCCTAGCTATGAGCCTACATACGATACTCAATCACACACACAAGCATGTATAGATTTTGATACAACTAGTTGGATGTATAATACTACAAGCAAAGTTGTTAAGCAGTTGTATGCAGTAGTGAGTAGCACTTCCACTATAAGCGGAGTTCTTTTTGGATACAATAATGCATACAATCAGTATGTTCATTTTGATACTGGTGGTACAGTTTACAATTCTGCCCCAAATTTAAATGGCACAGCAGGATCTTATGAGTCAGTAAGTGGGTATACTGGTATTCCTACTACAGGAGTTCATCTTCTTGTAGTTGATTTAGTAAACTTTGTTCGCATGGATTACACACAATACGCATCAAATAATCCCTATTCGCATGGTGGTGGTTCTACTGGAACATATATTGGTAGACGAGATAACTCAGCAACCGCAAATCTTTTTAATGGTAAAATTATAGAGTTAATAGGATATAACCGACACTTAAATTCTACAGAAATTGAAAATGTAGAAGATTATTTAAACATCAAACATGGCCTTGGTTTAACACGGTAAAGGATAAGAAATGACACAGTATACAATTAACAGAAGCTACCCTAAACCTTTACCGCACAGGATAGTTCTCTCAGATGGTACAACGCGTACTGACAACACAACATTCACAAGTGCAGAGATAGCTGATGCTGGTTACACTGCTGTATCTGACATGCCTGAACATACAGAAAGCCAACAAATATCTTGGAATGGTACAGATTGGTATGTGCAAGACATGGTAGGCAGTGAATACGATGTAAAAAGCCATGCACAAGAATTAATATTAAACTATTGTCCTGAGTGGAAACAACGTAACATAACCAACAGGTCAATGGAGTTAATTCAGAAGGGTTCAGACAATTGGACGGCAGAAGAACTAACTGAGTACAATGCTAACCAAGCTATCTGGACTAAGATAAAAGAAATACGTGATGCATCTAATACATTAGGAGCTATGTCACCTATACCTTACGATTATTTAGCAGATGAGCATTGGCCTACAATTTAAGGAAATAAAAATGAATAAGAGAACTATATCTTCTGCGCATGACAGGCTTGACGAGTTAGAAAAGCAAGTAGTTGCTATTAAAACAGAAGTTAAGATACAATTTAAAGATCTATTTGGTCGAGTTAAACGTATGGAAAGCATTATGATTGCAGCAACAGGCGCGATATTAACCCTACTCGTTGCGGTACTAATGAAAATGTAACATGTTACGAACAATATTAATTGGTTTGTTTATCTTAATCGGCAGCAGTCTTGCTGCTGATGACACAATCTACACTGACACTAACAGCACAATAACCTCTGATGGTTCGATGGATACTACTATCAATAGTCCACCACCTTCTGCAATTTCCCCACAGATCAGCGCAAGTAACTCTGACTTATGTACTGTTGGTGTTGCTGGTGCTGTGCAAACACAAATACTTGGCATCTCTGCTGGTCGTACTGTTAGGGATATGAACTGCGAAAAATTAAAGAACGCCAAAACCATGTACGATATGGGTATGAAAGTTGCAGCCGTATCAGTCATGTGCCAAGACGAAAGAGTGTTTGAAGCAATGCTCAATGCTGGCACGCCTTGTCCCAAGGATGGGTTGGTAGGCGATAAAGCTAGATTAGCATGGGAGATGGAAGCAGTTAAGGAAGAGATCGAGCGCGATCAGAACAATGTAATCAAGAGAGTCTTTGATAAAAATGGTGAAACGAAAATTGGTTTGGGTGTTATCTTTAGCACTCTTGCCTTCTTACTTGCACTCTGATCCCTATAGTTATGGGGCTACAGGTAACGCTGCATCTAGCTCACTAAGCTGGAGCATGACAGGTGTGCTACCTGATGCATCTGGCATAGATATAAATGGTTTGATCTATAGGTACACCACAGTAAAGAACACTGAGGATGATATGCTGGTACACGTTGGCAATAAAAATGCAGATGGCAGCGGTTATATATTTAGAGAGACAGATGATTGGTCTGGTATGCCAAGCAATACAATCGTTAAGTCTTTTAATCTTAGCAATATACCAGCAACAAGCTGGGGTACAGGATCTATTGAGGTAGAGGGAGAAGGCAGCGTTAAGGATGCTGTTGTTATTTACAACTACAGAATAGATAGATGCTTTGACCCACAGTCTGACCCTACTTGTGCTGGATATGTAAAACCTATGCCTGTGTTACCAGAGGTAGTAGTTTATGATGCACTAGAAGATGATGCTGTTGTTGAAACATTAGAAGCTGACGAGTTTCAGTATGATGAGGATGGCAAACTTATTCTATCTGAAGAAGAGGAAGAAGAAGAAACTAGAATTGAGATGGGGCTAACTGCATCTGCCAATGCGTTGACCTTATTTAAGACACAAGGACAAGATGATATTATTATGGCTATTAATCAACAGACTAATATAGCTATGTACTACAATGCATCTATCAATGGTGGTGTTTATGCTGACGCTGCTGGTCTTGCTGACTCAGAAATACTTGATAACAAGAAAGCCTTGCGTAATAACTTAGCACAACAAATACTGCATGAGCAAATGGTTGATATGCAGTACAACAAATGAGGTTTAATATGAAATATTCTTTGGCAATACTTTCACTCTGTGCATTACCAGCATACGCTGATGTAGATATTACAGGTAACGTGGAAGCTAAGTGTGTAATACAAACAGATAAAGCTGGTGTATATGGAAACCCAAGTGCATCAGTTCTAAGCACTGCTCCTTCTGATGGTGGTGTGTTACCTGTCGTAAGGTTTGATGTAGCTTTAGCTGACTACTACACTGCAAACATAACGCACCCTTCATCTTTCTCATCTTCCCCAGCACTTACAGATAACGTGGCATGGACAGGATCTACATCTGTAACACAGACAAGTGACGCTGGTATGTCAGGCTATGAATCAGCCAAGGTTGTATACGATAACACAACTGTATTTGATTTGACTGTAGCTGGTAGCACTTGGTTTAGTACATCAAGCACTGCAACACTAGCTGCAAGTAAACCTTTTACTGGCGGTATATATACTGCGGTAGTACAGGCTAGCTGCATTGCTAAGTAAAGTACTCATATTTTTAGGGTGGGCAACTGCTGTCTCTGCGCACGAGATGACACCAGCTTACCCTATAATAAAACCATCACATGTTAGTGGTGTAGTTAAGGTTGATCTGTCTTTGTTTAATTCAAGAGAAGAGATCAACTACTATGAGATAGGTCTGTATGATTTGAACTGGGATGGCATTCCCTTCTCTGCTGTGTACCGAATCATTAAGGTGGGATACAAAGAACGTAAGAACTTTAGTGTATACATACGTGAGTCAGACTTAGATGAAGCGGTGTATGTGTGTACTACCTCTAAGATTAGAAGGCAAAGAGAAACTAAAACATTAGTATCTTCTAGGATTTGTTCACGATTGGATGGGATGCCAGCATGAGACTTGTAGTAATTTTTTATTTATTAGCAAGTAGCGTATGTGCAGACAGTAGTTCTCTTGCATTGTCATTGCCTAGTCCACCTATCAATGGACAATCTGATAGCTTTCAAGCAAACAACTTGCGATGTAGTAATGCTGTAGGTGGTGGTGTTAACCTTGAGTATGGTATTACTGGTGTTCTATCTGGATTAGAAACAAGCAGCAGAGGTAAAGACATAGGTGTGTATGCACGTATAGTTATACCGCTAGACAAACCTAAGTCTCGTATTAACTGCGATGATCTATACCAAGTAGAGTTAGCACAGCGTAGGTTAGAGATACAAAAGTTACGCGATGAATTAGAGCAGCTTAAAAATTTACAAGATGATATGGATTTTGAGAACTGATGGTAGACCTAACAGAATTTGATAGTCTTGCTGATAAGAAGGTAAGTGCTGGTGGTTTTAAGCTATCGGCTGCATCTGTCTTTGCAATCATAACATTTATATCTACTGTAGTTGCTGGCCTGTATGGTGGGTTCGTTATGTACCAGAAGATAGAAGAGGTAGCTGGCTTAGACTTAGGCGAGTACCAACAGCAAATGGATTTGATGGATGCGCAGGTACAACAAACAGTTGAGTACACACGCGACATTAAAAATAATTTACGTGATGATCTTCTTAGGGTTGAGCAGCAAGCGGATCGTGTTGAGTCGTTGGTGCGTAAGACAGAAGAGAAGGTACGCACTATGATAGATGCAGCTGATCTTAGATTCGAATCGCAACGTGAACGCTTGCGATCAAATCAAGATGCTGAGATGAAAGACCTTGAAGATAAGTTGATGGATAAATTACAGAAGGCATTGGATAATCCTCTGGCTGATTAGGAGAATAACATGGATGAGTTTAAAAAATTTGATGTCAATGGTGATGGCGCAATAGATAAAGCAGAGTGGGATCGCATGGCTCTGGAAGACAGGCGTTTAAAAATGTTAGATGAAGACGCCCAACGTGACTCGATTAGGGCAATGAGTTGGTTCGCATTGTTTGGAATGTTGCTATACCCATTTGCTGTGATAGGCGCAGAAATTTTTGGTTTAACAGAAGCCGCCAAGATATTAGGCTCGATGGCAAGCATTTACTTTGTGTCTGTTGCAGGCATAGTGAGCGTATTCTTTGGTGCTAACGCATTAGCGAAAGGTAGAAGCAATGATGAATCTAGTAGGTAATTTAATAGGGCCCGTAACAGGCTTGTTAGATAAAGTAATTGAAGACAAAGACCAGAAGGCAAAGCTTGCTCACGAGATAGCAACGATGTCAGACAACCATGCCCAGCAAGCATTGATGGGACAGCTAGAGATAAACAAAGCTGAAGCTGCATCTGGTTCTTTATTCAAGGGTGGATGGAGACCATTCATAGGTTGGGTATGTGGTGTAGCTTTTGCATACCACTTTGTATTGCAGCCATTGATTGTGTTTGGTGTGAGTGCTGCTGGTGTTGACATACCTGCGCTACCAGAGTTTGATATGGGTAGTCTAATGACTGTGATGATGGGCATGCTTGGGTTAGGTGGGCTTAGAAGTTATGAAAAGAAACAAGGAATTACAAAATGAGTGAAGCAATGAAGATATTGCAGGATCGTATTGGTTCTGCAGCTGATGGTAACTTCGGGCCGAACACAGCAAGAGCAATCGTTGATTACTTTGGTTTGAATCGTAAGCGTGGCGCACACTTGCTTGGTCAAGCAGCACATGAGTCAGGTATGTTTCGCTTAACCAGAGAGAATCTTAATTATTCTGCTGAGTCTATGATGCGTGTGTGGCCTAAGAGATTTCCAACTATGGAATCGGCTGCACCTTATGCGCGTAACCCAGAGGCACTAGCTAACAAGGTATACTCTAATCGCATGGGCAATGGAGATAATGAAGGGGCGTTATGGGTCGGGCGCGGCTTCATCCAGTTGACAGGCAAGGCAAACTACAGAGCTTTTGCTAGTGACATGGGGTTGCCTGATGTAATGACTGACCCTGATCTTGTTGCTACTGAGTATGCATTTGAATCTGCCATGTGGTTCTTTGAATCCAATGGCTTGTTTGAGATGGCTGATGATGGTGTGAATGATTCAGTTATTACTAGCATAACCAAGCGTGTAAATGGTGGCACGCATGGGCTTGATGATCGTATGGAGCAGACAAAGAAAATACATTCTTGGATTGCACACGTTGGCGTTTAAGTATATATCTTTCTGGCGGAGCTTAATGCTCCGCACGAAGAAGATCCGCTATCCTTGGTTGACTAGAAAATTTTGAATTAAATCCTGGTAATGGTGTGCGTTTATTCTTTGCAGCTTGAGTCAATTCAAACTCATGTAACACAAACCCATAGGTAATTTCTTTTCTTTCTGCTGCTGTCTTTGCAGTCTTGAGTATCTCTTTGTACTGGTCATACCTGTTGCGCTGAACAGTTGACTTGTAGATTAGTTCCTTCTCTTCATACTCTTTGTCTGTTTGATTTCTGAACGCACGCTCTGCGCCTGTTGTGTAGCCTGTTGTAAACTTTACATCGTAGCGTTCAACAGCCACCCTGATTGCATGGCGTGGTATGCCATAGATTCTGTTGGCTTGTGATTTAGTCATGCCATTATTTGCATAGAATCTGATGCGTTCAATTAGTTCTGGTGTGATTGGTACAGTCATAAGTCCTCCGTGTGTGAGCGAGCCGAAGCTCGCCCTTGTTAATTAAAATGGTATGGTGTCATCATCGACATCGAGGTGAACAGTGCTAACCTGTTGTGCCTGTTGTTGACCGCCATGTTTCTGACTGATCTGCATAGAAAGATAATTGTTATCATCCTTCTGTTTCTTCCAGCCAGCGATCTGCATTTGTGTTCTTGCAGCGTAGTCTTCCATTGGCCCAGAATAATCTGGGGCATTATCATTACCACGTTTGTCGTTCTCAAACAACACACCTACCTTCTGATAAACCTCAATGATCTTCATGCCACTCTTGGTTGTATCTGCTACGAGTACGACCTTACGATCATTACCCTCTAGGTTTATCTTGCCCTGCAATATCATCTTCATGCTATCGAAAGGTTTGAATGCTGCGCCTGTATTTGTGTTATCATATGCCATGCTTCTGGCTCCTTTAATTATTACCAGCTACCGCTAGTAGGTTTCTTGCCGCTATCTGCAGCGTACTTATTGCCATCCATCTCACCTAGGAACACGTCAGCGTTACATCCTAGATGTGATAAGGCTTTGGTTAGGCCATCAGTGACAGCCATCTTAGGTGCATCCTCGGCTAGTCTGCCTTTGGTTGCATCGAAGAACTTACGACACCCAGTGAAGGGGCCGAACATATTCATTTGCTCGCCATGCCAAACAGATATGTGTGCTAGTATACTGGCATCGCCATTACTTAGCTGCACTATTTCTGTGTGTGACTGCCATCCCCAACCCACACCAACTGGGCCGAACTGCTCAGTCATCATGCGTACTTGGTATTGCGGATCGATAGCTGTAAAGCTACGCGACCCGAAGCTAACCTTCTTCAGATACTTGGGGTCTGACTTGGATAGCTTGTTCCATATATTTAGATTGTCCATTACTTACTCCTCTTGCTAATGCGTAATGCGCCACGTTTATCACGGCGTATGGTTAATAGATCTGAGTATACCTCACGTTCATTGTCGGCAACTATAGCCTTGAGATCTTTCTTGGCTGACTCGAATGACTTAGCTGCAGGTTCAAACTCTAGGTACTCTTGTGCTAGGTATGTGAAATGATTGTCCGAACTAGCGTCACGTTTAATCATATCATCTACAGGTACTAGATTCTTAGGTGATGCGATTGGTTGGTCGTGTCCAATAGGTTCATCGTCACTCTCAACGTGCGCCCAGAAATCAGTACAAGCATCAAGCACTACACTTATGTATGGGTCATGCTTCTTAACGTATGCACATTCCCATCTGTTGTTACCAAAGAATACTGACATGTATGCACCATCCATATTAGATAGCCATAGATACAACTGCACTTGTGCCATGTAATAGTCACACACTTTGTCTAATGTATTGTGTGCAAACGTATGCTTGGCCTCAACAAGATCATTGTCATCTTCTAGTATAGCATCAAGCGTACCCACATACGGCACACCATTGTGTGTACGTGTGTACTTGTCTTGCTTCTCTAATATTTTTTTGCTGTACTCTCTTTCAAACCAACCGAGGTTCATATCCTCTGATAGTATGCCCATCTGTACTGCTAACTTGTGTGACAAATCTTCTGGCTCGACACGACCTGTCTTGATCTGCCACAGTTCATACCAGTTGCCATTCATTATTTTGACAGCGTCACTGCCGCCAA